GCTGCTTCCTTTAGGGGAATAAGAAAGGTCCCCTTGACCCTCGTCCTAGTTAGAGTACTACTCTAAGCTAGTCGAAGGAACCCAAATAACCCGGATAACCGGGTCACCTGCTTGTACAACGCCGGATTCATATTCGTTGGGCGTAAGGAGCCGAAGAGAGCCATTCTTGCCCTCATAAAGCACCACGTTGACCAATTGATTTGGTCCACTTCCCGGCCGTAAGGGCGGGATACGCTCATCGACATAGTCTACGGCGACTAGGGTGGAGTAGTCCAAATTTTCATGAGGACCAATTCCACTTAAGATTTCATCCACGTCACTCTCGTGACGTGTCATGAACTCTAGTAGTGTACCAGCAGTATCTTGCTTAACGGACTTGGATCGAGATAAGATAACCTCAACCCTCGTTTCATTGTATTGCAGCATCTCATTCCACCTTTCTTTTGTGGGTGATGGTGCTCCAGTATAACTAGTTAAGCCGAAGGTCCCGGAGCGATGACCAACGACTCGTAAGTAACGAGTCGCCAGCTGTCGCTGCAACCACACTGCGCTATGCCACCAACCTTTTCTATAAAAGTTGTTGGACACAGCAACGTTGGAGCAGACGCTACGGGCGTTGGACCGTTCGACTACGCATGTGACGTGTGGCGGGGTTATATCATACCCCATCCACGCGTCAGTACCACAGCTCTCGCGAAAGTTTCCAGTCGCGAAGGTCTTGGTATCATTCACGCGTAGTCCCAGTAGGTGTAAAACCTGCCGGAGTTGCGGTTCCCATGCTACGGGGACAATGATATCGTCCCCGAAGACGCGGACCTGCCTAGCCAGACTTCTCCAACTTCTATGAGGGTGGTGGTACTTACCAACACCAACACAGATTACGGCGAAGACTATACTCTGGATAGGAAAAGTCAGTGCTGAACCTTGAGTGCTAAACTTGCGTAGCTTATGCAAGCTAGGACTCTTAGAGTCAACTTTGGTTGTCTTCCCCAAACGAATACGGGGAGGTCGGATAAACCGTGTACGACACGCGACCATCATTCCTAAGAGCATAGGATTTGCTCTAAAGACTCGTTGGACAACGTGCGTACTCAACCTATCGCTAGCCGATTTCAAATCGACAGTAGCCAGTTGACCCGATCTAGAACCCAGTAGAGCAAGCTCGCCGCTCGGCCTTTGATCACGAAATGTAATCGAATGGTTGAGATGCGATTTACTCCGTCTGACGTACGAATAGAGATAATCTCTAAGACCCTGCTGGACCCATTGATGACAAGTCGGTTCTGCGGCAATGAGCCGCGGTCCCTTTTGTGTCTTTGGAACAGCGATGAGGCGGGAAGCGGATTCTTCATAAGGAATCTCTACCCCGGTACGTGCATCAACCCCGTCCCAGCGTAATGGTGTAGAACCATAGGCTGAGTAAGGGAAGATAGGTTCGAGCCGATCTGTCCATGACGGAAAGTCATACTTATACCTTCCGCCAGGTAAATCGGAGACAGCACCAGGCCCATGCTTGAGACGGAAGACCTCAGGGTTTGGAATCCCAAGGTCTCCAGCAACGATGTCAGCATATTGCTGGACAGCGTTAAGCAGGCGAGCCTCTCTTTCCCCGTCTCCATTTGGAGACATGAAAAGAAGATCATCCCTAGGGATATGGTAATCAAGAAGACTACCACAAGACTCCCTAGAAATGTCAACGCCATCCCCTTCCCAAATTGGGTCAGGAACCGGCGTCTGGGCTTCAACATCGTAAAACTCCTTAATTGCCTCAAAAAGGTATTTAGGAGCACAATCCATTTCGAGGTTCTTGCCTACTTGGAGCAATCCATGTAGGAAGGTGACCACGTTAGGGTCGATGTCCTGCTTCAAGCAACCATCTAGGTCGAATAGACGCGACCAAAGCCCCCAGAATAGTCTTGGGATTTTGGTACCTGGAAAACGAGAACCAGAATGGTTCAAGTCCGCCAGGTCAAGGCGCCGCCGCGATAGACTTAGGCAAAGTGCCTTATCTAAAGCGGGGAAGTCTATCGTGAAACACGGTAGACCTCTAGACCTATAAAGGAGGATGATCCGTGACATGTCACGGTCCCACTCCAACTGGTCGTTCGGGAAGTATGACGCGATATCTTTCAACATCGCGCTGTATAGTCCGATGAAGTCATAATCTGAGCTTTTAGTCAATCAGAACACCTCTGTTAGGGTTGACCTCAGGCTCGCGAATAAACTCCTTCTTGGTCCCTGGTTAAGGGGATAAAGGCTTGACTAGTTTTGCCAAGCCACCAAGTCAGCCACTGCTCCGCTGATATTAAGATAATCAGCGAGGCCGTGTGCCAGATAAGGCGTTTCGACACCGGTTTTGGTCGACGGATTACGAATAATCACGTACGACTGATAAACGGTATCAGCAACGTCTGGATCTGTGGAAAAGACCGTCTGCGTCAATTCGACGTTATGGCGGTCCATCACCACTCCCAGCTTGGTAGGCTTCTCGGCGGCATGCCTGATTTTCAGGTCAAACCGCTGGGTTGCTTCCACAAGACGGTAGTGGCTACCATAGTTGTCGGTGTTGATCTTTACCAGGGTTTTACCCACGGCATTGATCGTTACAACGGCAGGGTTCGCGAGCGTCATTATAGACTTCTTTCTGACAACATTGGTTACCAAACCAATGCCTACCTGCGCCTAAGGCCTCGTTCTAGAGACCTAACCGCAAGAGGAGTCAGAATCGACAGCTGCTTGCTAGTTAAGAAAGGCAAGTGGACATCTGGATTTGGAATGCCGAACACCGGGTGTCGAACTTTGTATTCGATCATGGGATCTGACTCGAGGCTAAATGAAGCCCCATCATAATCCCCATCAAGGACGGAAGAAACCGCCCTGATCCCGAAGTTCTCCATGATACACACAGGTCCTGGATCCGCTGGAACAGTATTCCGGTGAGCTTGAAGAAAGTTCCCCGTAGCACCGAACCAATCGGCTAGCCAAGACCAAGGTAGGAGCTCCCAAAGTTGGGCTGCTCCCACATCTTTAACTCCCGCAACAAGCTGTTGCGCGAGGTGGAGCTGTGATTCATGGTCGGAGTACTCAGGCTTTGACGTGGGCCGCCATTTGACGGAACCCCACGACTTGTAAAACTGCTCGTAAGAGACAGTACAAGAAGCATAAGCACTGTACAATGGACCGCAGTAATGGGAACGTTTCCCTTTACTTTGGTTCAGAGTAGTCACTCCGTAATTCCTCTTCAAACCGCTATTTCCATAAAGACGGTCAAGTTCGTTTATGCGATTTTCCGTCGCTTTGACGAAACCTAACATCTTTAGGAGATCAGCCAAGAATGGAGCCCAGCCGAATTGAAGAGCTAGAGAGTCGTTCGCCGCGTCAATCGTAGAATATTCTGGAAAACCAGACTTCTTGCGCTTGGCAAAGCTAGTGGCTCTTTTGATCCTATTTCCGGCTGATTTCAGCATTCCTGGTAAATCTTTCAGCTCTGCTGCGAAGACCGGCACGTCCACGATTGGACGTGACGGGTTGGTACCAGCAAGAACTGCAAGGGCGGCGTTATTAGTTGTTGGATGTATTAGGTCACCCCAGGAAATATCCCAGGAGTACCAATTATCGGACACAGGCCAGTGATGGGACTCATAATAGAACGAGCCCCAACCTGAAAAGTATCCGACGGTGTTAGAACGAATGAAAGTTTCCATATCGTTCTCAGTACCGGGACTGCCAACAACATCATACATCTCCTGCATCGTCCTGAAGTAATTCTCAGGTGGTATGTCGCCAAGGGGCGGCCCACGGGAAATAGCACCCCCGCTGGCCGTAAGGTCCCCATAGCGACTTCGATACCGGTTGTAGTATGTCATAACGAGAAGAACAAATCCAGTTTAATGGTTGGTAGGGCTGTGACGGATTGTCACAGGATCATTCGAGGACCCTCTTATCGAGG